CTTATCTTCAGACATTTCCAAAGACACATACAAAACCTTTCTACCCTCCATCATCGACTCTACTGCTTGATTAACTAAGAATAGAGACTTCCCAACTCCAGGGGGTGCTACCACCATAGACAACTCTTTACACCCTAAACCCCCCTCCAAGGCATTAGTTATAGAGGGGATAAAAGTTCTGTACTTAACCTTCCGAGAAGTATCCAGCATTCTCTTCCATCGGTCAGTAACATTCGTGAAGTAATCCTGGCCTGTATCTACATCTCTGCTTACGGTTAAGGCTTTACGGACAACGGCTTCTGTTTCTTCAACCTTCCCCTCCTTAACTAAAACTACACAATCCAAGATAGCCTTTTTCATAGCCTCTTTCTTGGCAAAGGACTCGATAAGATCTAAGAAGTAATCTGGATTATCCGTAGAAGAAGTATCAAGATTATTAATACGATAAAGCTCGTCTGTATAATCACTCAATGCCTCCGACTCAGACTTCTTCTTTTTTATCTCTTGAACAATAAAATCATCGGTGGGTAGCTTGTGATACTTCTCATGATAATCTTTAACTGATGTAAAGATATTAGAATGAGCAGGGTACTCAAAGTAATCAGGTTGAACTAGGTTCACGATCTGATTGTAGAAATCTTTATCAGATTTAAGAAGGTAGAGTATTCCTCTTTGGATACTCTCAGCGAAACTATATGTCATTATTGTTAGTTGTAGTTACTTGTTTTTGTCGGGATTAAAACGGTGCTTACTTTTGTCGATGCCACTCTTATCATAGAGATGTCCAGCCAGTTTCCTAGCTTTTTCGTGAGCTTCTGAATTTTCTTTTTGGCTCATCTGTCTGCAAAGACCTTGTTTTTTAAAATGCTCATGATCAATATCCATGCGAGAGTACTGCCTCCAGCCTTCGCTCTGTCTCTGTCTGGAAGCATCCTTCTCATTCTTGTTAAACTCAGCAAAGTCCTGCGCGTTGATCTTTCTCCGTCTAGACTTAACTGAGTGGAAATCGGTATCGTTCGAGTCGAAGTGAATTACGAGTTTTTGGTCCCCATAGTAGCGAGGGCACTCCTTCTCACAAACAGGGCACCCCTCCTCTTTCTTACGCTCTGCGATAGGGCACTCTACTTCCCACACATGCTCACAGTCATGACATATATAATCGTACTTAGCCATATCAACCCATCCAGCCTATTAATAAATACATTCCTATACCGAAAAGACTAGCATACAAAATAGCAAGTGCAATTGTTTCCCTTGTTACTTGGTCATCCCTTCTTTTAAACGGTTTTCTTTTCTCTTTCTGGCTCATGCTCCACAGTCTCCACCCGCTAAGGAACAAGCTTCTCCTGTTTGGACTACAGTTTCCTTCTTTTCTACCTTCATATACTTATCAACATTAGTCTGCGTCAGAGGGATAGCCTCTAAAGGCTCATTACCCTTAGAACCTGCGCGATAAACAGTAAGACCCTTGAGGTACGGAGCGTAGTCCAAAGCTGCTTGAGAGAAGTCCTCGGGCTCCGTACCTGCGGGAAGGTTGATGGTTTTGGAGATGCAGGAATCCATGTACTTTTGGATCGTAGCTTGTACCTTAATGTGATCTTCGGGGGCCACATCATAGGCTCCGACGAAGTTATCCAAGGGGGTTCCTTTTTGGTAGTATTCCTCAAATAACGGATCGACAACTAGTTGCTCCTTCCAGACATTATTCTGCCGATACCTGCGATTATACATAGCAGAGAAGATAGGCTCAATACCAGATGATACCCCATGAAGCATGGAGATAGTCCCACAAGGAGGGATTGTAAGCATAACAGCGTTCCTAATGCCGTATCGCTTAATAAGCATTCTAATTCTAGCGGGAAGAGTTTTTGCATAATCTTCTTTTAAATATTTACGGTAATCAAACTCTGGAAATGGCTTTTTATCTCTAGCAAGGTAAATTGATTGTTTATACGACTCATCTCGTATAGTGGTAAACAGACGATCTAAAAATTCCAAACACTTTTCACTCCCATAACGAATGCCTAACTTAATAAGCATATAATGCAATCCTGTAACCCCTAACCCTATTCTACGGGACCTCTCTCCCACGCTTTTACAAGTATCGGTAGGGAACTTATTTACAGTCAGAACATTGTCTAGGAACCGAATACCTGTACGAACGGTCTTAGCAAGCCTCTTCCAGTCCACATCATCGTCATCATCGAGGACCATATTGCTGAGATTAATATTACCCAGGCAACAATTTCCATAGGATGGTAACGAGATTTCACCGCAAGGATTCGTTGAATCCAGTCTTTCAAAATACGAAACATTAGTATATTTATTAGCTAGGTCGATGTTATAGATACCTGGATCTCCAGATTCTACAGAGTTTTTCCAGATGATATCCCATAAGTCCCTTGCTTTAATATCTTTACGACCAACACATTCAAAGGTATCTTTCCAATTTTTTCTATGGAAATTCGTAGCGCGAGCGAGAACATCCTCTTCATCCAGTCCAACTACATACAAGATCTCTCTACCATTTCTAACCATCTCATATGAATGATACTCTTTATTGTTAAAGGTAAAGTACCAGTCCTCGTCTAGCTCAATAGCTTCCAAGAACCTATCAGTTATAGCAACTGAGATATTAAAATTATTCAACTGCCCTTGGTCAAGCTTTATAGAAAGAAACTCAAGTAGATCAGGATGAGTGACATTAAGTATGCCCATAAGAGCGGTGCGACGATTTTTCCCAGCCCTGACATGTTCACCTACCTCATTAATCATTTGAAGAACCGACACCGATCCAGGTGCGGAGTTCTTTACACTACCAATATGGTCCCCCTTAGGACGAATTTTAGAAACATTAAACCCTACTCCTCCACCAGCACAAGAGATTCTATACATATCCTGTATAGTTTTTCCAATGGAATCAACACTATCCTCTGGAATAATAACATAGCAGTTAAGCAGATTATGATTCCCACGGTTGCGACCAGCACCGTAAATAATTCTACCCCCTGGAATAAAATCCCCAGAACCGACTGCATCGTAAAATAATTTTTCAACTTTTTCTTTATCTTCATCTTTCTCCGCAGAGGCTACTACTTTAGCAATTGTTTTTGCTCGCTCTCCCCATTTTGTCTCCCCAGGGTAAGCGTAGCGTGATTCAAAGATTTCTTGTCCTAAGGTATTTAATTGAGTGAGTGCCATTATTTCTCCAATACGGTTGAGGCTCCTTTGCTTTTAATGATAGCTAACCTAGGAGCCGAATCGAGAAGCGTTTTAAGATATTTATTATGCGTGATAACAAAAATAGTTTTATCTTTTTTAATTTCTTGTAATAAGTTATATAAGCCTGTTACACCCTGCTCGTCTAAGTTTTCGGCTACCTCATCAAAAAATATTATATTAGATTGATTCTTGTCTGTAAACAATAAAAGGTCTTTAAGAGATAGCATTACCGCTAGATTAATCTTCCTCTTCTCACCACCTGACATAGAGATGTATGGAATAATCTTTTTATTAGTTTCAATCTTTTCGCATAACTCTTCATCAAATTCTATGAAATACTTATTATCAGAAAGGTAAGAAAGATAGTAATTAGCTCTTTCATTAAAGAACTCTAATATATTTCTTATAATATATTTTATAAGACCGTGTTCCGAAAGAGCCTTCTCCCAAAACCTCATAACCTCGTATAACCCTTTATTCTCTATCTTTGCGATATCCGCAAATTCAACACCTTCTTTAATCTCAGTTTTTATGCTTTGATAATTTGTCTCATCTCTACATAAATCTTTATACTCCAAAAGCTCTTCAAACTCTTTCGAAGAAATAGGTGGGGAACAAGATTGTTTAAGAAGGTCCTGAGAACTAGTGCTTAGATTTACTAAATGTGATTCTACCGTTTCAAGATCCTTTTTTAGAATATTAATATCGTCTTTATTAGAGAGCGGGTGATTACAGTAATTACACACCCTAGGTTTATCTACATTTTTAATACGATGCTTAAGCGCGTCGCGCTGTTGCATAGCTACATGTATACCTCTTGTTACATCTGAAACCCTAGATTTCCTAAGAGCTTCCTCTTTTTCTTGCTCTATTACTTCTCCTAGGGAAAGATTAAGTACCTCATCATCATAATCTTTATACTTATCCTTAGCGATAACAACGCCTTCTATTTTAGCATCTAAGGAAGAAATTGTTTTTTGGTGCTCCCTAATTATAGCATCCTGTTGTTTAATAATTTGATTATATTGAGATTTAAAGCCTTTGATCCGATCCCTCATTTCAAAAATATCTTCTAAATTAAGAAAGTTTTTTATGATAAGTCTCTTATCATCAGCAGAGCAGTCCAAAAAATTTAAACTATTAGACTGTCCAAAAAACATAGAGGCTAAGAGAACTTTGTAATTTATATTTAAAGTAGCATCAATAAGAGCTTGAGTATGGGAAACACTCTCCTGAGTGCAATTTTCCTTGTTTACATAAAACTCTAACTTAGTAGGCTTTTTCTGCCTGATAATCCTTACCCCTTCGGATAATTCCACCTCCACCTTACAGTTCTTCTTCGCATCATTATTTACTAGCGTGTCCTCAGTAGACTTGCGTATAGTTTTTCCCGTCAACCCAAAATAGAGAGCCTCTACAACAACACTCTTC